ACGAGCAAAGGAGAACGGGTTATGATGCCTGATTTTGGAACAAGTTTAATGAATTTTGTATTTGAACCCTTTACATCTTCTTTAGCAAGCTTATTAGCCAACGAAATAATAGAAGGAATGGTTAAATATATTCCTAATGTTAGAGTTAGTCGGGTTAGGTTCTTTCAAGATGACAATATTCACGGGTTCGGGCTTCCTGGAATACGAGTACAGGTGGCTGTAAGCCCTGTGAAGTCGTCCGACATTATAAATATACAGGTAACAATATGAGTAATCCTTACGCCAGCCAAACAGTCCCCTTTACTGATGTAACTTCTGATTTTCAGAAATTAGCTACTATCCCAGACAGCTTAAAAGATACTTATATTGATTATGGGGCTACAGACTTTGCCTCTCTTAGAAATGCATTAATTAAATATATTAATGCGGTATACCCAACAGAATATAACAACTTTGTAGAGTCTGATTTAGGAATGATGTTAATTGAGATTGTATCTTATATGGGGGCAGTTATGTCCCTTAAATCAGATATGTTGGCTAATGAAAATTTTATAACGACTGCTAAAGATATAGATAGTGTTAGAAAGCTATTTAATCTTGTGGGTATTTCTATGAATGGTCCTACTTCGGCTCAAACTTCTCCTAAAGTTTATGTTGATGGGGTAGCTACTTTAATTAAAAGTTTAGAGTTAACTCCCTCTGAAAGGGTGTTTACTGTTAACTCTCCTCAAGATGGTGAAGTTCTTACTTATACAATGTATAGAATTAGTGATGGGGTTATAGATAATGTAAATAGTAATGGAACTATACAATTACAAACCCAGAGTGCCCCAGATAGAGAGTATTATGTAGACGCGGTACTATTAGAAGGAGCTTTTGGTTATCAAACTGGGACATTCTCTCAAGTAGATACTTTTAAATCAATAACTTTAGAGGAAAGTCCAGTTATACAAAATAGTGTAGAGGTTTATGTAGATATGCCTACAGTACCTTCGGTAGATGGCGCATACAGACAGGTTAATAATTTATACCAAGCATCTTCTACAAATGATAAGGTTTTTGAGGTAGTTTACAATGACAACTATGCAGCTAGAATAGTGTTTGGTGATGGTAGTAACGGGGTGTCCCCACCAGCACTAGCTAATTATACGGTCACTTATAGGGTTGGTGGTGGATCTAGGGGAAATCTTCCCGCTAATTATATTAACGGAGTGGGTACTGGGACATATGATGGGGGCGAAAAATCTATAAGGATAGTTCAAGATTCTATATCTACTGGTGGCTCAGACGCTGAAACTGTAGATCATGCTAAAACATTTGGCCCCCTTTTCTTTAAAACCCAAGATAGAATAGTCTCTTTAGAGGATTATAAAGCTTACGCTAATAATTTTACCTCTCCCTTAGGCACTACAGGAAGGGCTACCGCAGTTACCCGTCAGGCGTACTCGTCTGCCAACATCATAGATTTATATCTTTTAGAAAAGGCTAGTACTACTCAATTCCAGAAAGCCTCATTATCGTTTAAGGACGCTATGCTAACAGCTTTAGAAAGTAAAAAGATGTTAACTGATGAGGTAGTTTTGGTAGATGGTCTTATTAGAACTTTAGATTTAGTAGTTACGATAAATGTAGATAAGAAATTTGAAGGTATGGAAGGAACTGTTACTTCCAGAGTGGCAGATAGGATACAAAATTATTTCTTAGTAGATAATTGGGATTTTGGGGACCCCCTGATTATATCAGATCTTAATAGACATATCTTTGAGACAGATGATGTTCGATTTTCTAGTGTGGACAACATAACTTCCAACGTACCAGTTGAATTTAATGAAATTATTCAATTAAATAATGTTTCGGTAAATGTAGCTCTGGTCTAATGTCACAAAAATACTTCAAGAGAAATTATAAGGATGCTTTAGAGAGTATCATCCCCACTATCTACTTTTCTACAGAGGTGGAAACTAGTGGTATGGCTGTATCCCAGGTCGATACCTTAATTAATAGCCATATTAACTTTTGTATAAACCAACCTTCTTTATTGGGGATCTCTGCGGTAGGAGAATTTTCTTCTATTAACACTGTTTCAGGAATAACTAGATGGTTTTTACCTGAAAATATAGATAAAGATAAATTAACTCCTTTAGAGTTTGAAATACAAGTACTTCACAAACTAGGCTTGTGTACAGGAAAGCAATTTGGTCAGCCCTGTACTTACTTTAATTGTTCTAGTACAGATTGTCAAGAAGATATTTCTGGTATTCCGTATAATAAATTACTTTCTTTTTTTAAGACAAAAGTATTACCTAAAATTGTACTAAACTCTAATAGTTTAGCTGATACCACCGTTAGTGCATTTTCTAATACTGCATCAGGAACTCATGAGCATCTTATTAACTCCTTAGGGTGGGCGTATTTTTTAAATACTTCTGCCGATGTTGAAGATCCATCAGGGTATGTAGCAAGTGCGCTTACCGACATGTATATGTCTGGTACTAACTTTTTAATGAAAGAAGGTATTAAGGGTGCCGCACACTATACCTGGAAAAACTGGACTTCTTTATCCTCCATATCTATAGGATTACTCCCGTCTAATTATTATTCTGGAACTGGAGAGTATGTTAGCGGTACGCAGGGGCTAGACAGATTAAAGACTCTTATTGATGTAATATACTCAGATCAAGTTGCTACAAGAGACGATGACTATGTATCAGTAGCATTTGAGGATTATATACAGAACGGATTCTTATTAGATAATAGAGAGCGAACAGGACCTCTTAGTAAATTTATCGAAGGGGTGGCGTATTCCCTGTTTGATATTAATAATGAGTCCCAAAAGATACAGTCCTTATACGATCTAGATAAGTGCCCAGACAATCTATTAAAGTATGTAGCTGAATTAATAGGGTGGAGTCTTAAGGGAAGTAATCCTAGGGGGTGGAGACGGCAGCTTAGGTATGCAGTAAAGTTATATAAACAAAAAGGAACTAAGGAAGGTCTGTACAATGCTATGACTACGGTACTCCCTGGTACTTCTTTGGAGATGTCTACTATATCGGAATTTTATGAGTCTTATATACCTTTTTTAATGTACTACTTAATAAAGACCGATAGTTCTTTATTTAATTCCTTTGTTTCTTGGTCCCCTAGTCATGCCTCTGTGTATACAAGTGGGGAGTATAGCTATTCTGACATGGATCATAATATCAGACTAGTTATTGACCATTTGATGTTACGAGCTACTAAAAAGTTTAACAGTTTATTTTATGTACGAAACTTTGAGTTTGATCCAAATAACCCAGACTTTATATTTAATTATAGAGGACGAAATTTCCCCATACCTCCTTGGGAAGAGATAAAATTTTATAAATCTTGTGATGTTACTACTAACTTATTGACATTTTTTAAAGATGAATTAATTTGTTTAGGGGTATCTCATATACATGCTACAAACTTCTTTAACTATGTATTAGAAAATACTGTTAATAATAGTTATTTACCTTCTTATAGTAATTCCTTCTTATTCTTTACGAGTGGATTGAATACTGCCCCTAATGAAACTTATATCTTAGATAACAGGGAGGCGAATAAGTATAATTTCTTATCTATGTGGAATAGTAAGTCTTCCACTTTTAATGTAAGTGTATCGTCAGGAACTTTTGATACACAATTTTTTAATGATACTATCTTCACTAAGAATGATTTCTTCCAAGCTCTTTCTATAGTGGACGACTTCTCTCCAGCAAAGGCTATATCCAGAACCCATGTGGACATGCTTCACACAGACTACATGAGGACCGCTGTATACACTTGTCCAAGTACACGGTTCTGGATGCAGGACATAACCGTATCAGGCTTACAGGGAGCTTCCATGGCTTCTGGTATGGACATGCTGAGTATCTCTGGGGCTAAGGGAGCAGATTACAACTACACGCTTGACAACTCTGGGAGAGCGGCTAATGACCATACTAATTTACCTGTATTTCTAAGAGGGTTTGTTGATTCTCCTTTAGATTATTCCCAAATGGAGGGTTCCGCAGTTAGTGCTGCCCCCCTTGTTGATGTCTTTAGAACAAATAAAAGAAGAAGAAACTTTTCTAACAACCTTGAAAAAGGTGGGTGGTACAACCGAACTGGGTACAATATGCCAACCTACTATAACTTAAGTTCTGGTGGTGGAGGTAATCCTGAATTTTGTGTTCAAGGATTTGTAAACGAGCAGTATGTGTTTAATCCAGTAATTAATTTTAAAAATTTATATGAAGTAAGCGCATGGCCTTTTGATACTGATTTATGGTCTAATTGTTATACTCTTAATAGTACCCTTATTGATAATAATATTCCTGTCTCTTCTACTTTTGATGTAAGAGGAAGTAATGCTTTGTCTGCTGATTCCTGTAATGATTATGCGAGACGAGATAGGCCCCCAGAGTTTGCCGCGTTTTTGCATAAACTTTTAGATAAAAAATATACTAAAGAAGCAGAACGAGTATATGAAGTTAATAAATTTTTAATTGACACTTCTGCTTTCTTGAATCCAATCACTTGTATAAAAAATAGATTATGGAGTAAAACTACGGACTCGTTTGATGTATTGTATGATATTATCTTGGGCAAAAGAATATTTAGTATAGGCTCCAAAGATGGAATGCATAAGATGTTTAAAGATTATATCAGTTACTTTACTGGTACTGGTATAGGCAATGGTCTTTTGGATACTTATGAAGGGGGAGGTGCTGATATACTATCGCATACATATGGACCGTTATTTCTCAATGGTAGATTTACTACGGATGGGTCTGGTATAGATGTAAGTTCTGATTTAATCAGTGATAGTGTTTATAATGAAAAAACCTTTACCATATCTTCACTTGATAATTTAAATAATATTAAGGCTTATTATAAGCAAGACATGTTTGTAGGGGCTAGAGAAGTTAGAAACCCGTATGTTCTTTCTGGTGTAGAATTAGTAGACGCTTATGATGGCACTTCAGAGTTTTCTATATTTAGGTTGGGGTCAGACCAAGCATCCCCCAATAGAGATAATTATAATATACACAACACATTGTGTGTATTAGATCCTCAGGGACAGTTCCCTAGATATAGATTCAATCTAAAGGATTATGGAGAAGTTACAAATTCTATATTACCAGAACGAAAGTATAAGTTAGATCTTAATGCGTTAATCGGGAGAAAAAATTCAGATACTTTAGGTGGGGGATCTTTTGGGGTGTGGATACACACTGGGATGGAAACTGATCTAGATGGTAATAAAATGTTTTGGACTTTTATGCCTAATGGAGAGTGGGGAAGAATATTAGTGAAGGATATAC